CGCCCGCGGGGGGACGAGCGGGTCGGTTAACATCAAACGCAAGAAACGAACCGAGGCCCTGAACGCCATGCTGCGAGCCGAGGCGGAATATCAATCTTTCAGTTTCTGTAGGGCGGAGATTATGGACGACAATTTGGACATGGGCAAAACAACAAAAATGTCCTCACCGTTAAGACGTGAATCTTGTCGAATAACGATGTCACCGCCTGGGTTTGGATACACCGCAATTGCGTCAACGTTTTCGACGACAACGCTCTCTGTATCCGACCAATCAAAATCACCCATAGATAATCCTCTCTGTTTGCGTGTTGAGATAGATACTAGCACAAGGCGTGAAACGCAATGACCGTAAAATTTAAAATTCGGAATTGGGGCAACTTTCAGCATTTTAAAGATCGTCGCCCACCATGGATAAAACTTCATCGGGACATCTTGGAACAGCGTGATATCAGCGTGATATCAGACCGTTCTTTTCGTATTTTAATCGGTTTATGGCTGCTTGCATCTGAAGATGAGGCCATGGAGGGGTGTTTACCGTGCATTGAGGATATTGCTTTTAGATTGCGTTTTTCGGAGAACGAAATAAACAAGTCAATTCAAGAGCTTGACCGATTTATCGTGAGTGAAGATATCAAGGTGATATCAACGAGATATCAAAGTGATAGTCCAGAGACAGAGACAGAGACAGAGACAGACTCTTGTGATTTTCCGGATGAAATTTCTGAGGCGGTTTCGGGATGGAACGCTTTGGCGACTGAGCTCAAGTTGCCAACGATCCAAAAAATCACGAAATCCAGACGGGCCAGATTGCGATCCAGACTTGACGATGCCGGGGGGCTTGAAGGCTGGGCTGCGGCCTTGGGGAAAATTCGGGCCAGTCCGTTTTTGCGAGGGGAGCGTGGAGATTTTCGGGCAAATTTCGATTTCGTTTTGCAAGAAAGATCCTTCGTCAAGCTGATGGAGGGGGCTTACGACGACAATGGGGGCGGTCGTCAAAACGGCGGACAATCGGGAGGAATGAACGCGGCGTTTGATCGTGCCGCAGAAAAAATCAGGAGGGATCAGGCATGAATTCAATCGCTGTCCTGAAGACCAAGCCAGCCATGCCCATGGCGGTAAAGTTCTCTGACAAAATCCGATCTTATGTCGGCGACGACGGGACCGTGATGCAGCGCCATGTTCATGCCGGGACGCCGCTGATTCCCGCGCCTGATGCCACGGTGATTGTGCAAGAACTGACCAAAGCCCTAGAGGCATGCAGCCCAACTCACGCCTTGGTTTTCGCCAAGCAACTGATTGGGTGCTATCGGCGTGTGGACGTGATTGATCCAGATATTTACATCGCCAGCATGGCGGCAAAGTTTGAAAAATTCCCGGCGGATATTGGGGCCAAAATCGTTGATACCCTGACCGATCGCTTGAAGTGGACACCGACCGGAGCTGATGTGATGGAAGCTGGGAGTCAGTTCAAGCGTGAACGTGAAGCGGCCTTGCGGACAGCCCGAAAACATATCGAAGAGCACGAGCGCCGGATCAGGAGGGCGAAAGAGGCCGAGGATTTGGCGGCTGAATGCGAAGGCCGTGAGGCCAGCCTAAAAAAATTATACACCGAGAAAAAAATGGATTGGCCTGGGTATGGAAAAGCATCTTGGGCCAAGGTTGCGGTGGCAGGAATTAAAATTGTTGAGGGTGCATCATGACCAAAGCCGAAGTCGCGTTTAAACACGCCATGAACCTGTGGCAACAGCAGTGCAGGGAAGCGGAACGTGTGGGTGCGGGCCAGCGAAAGCCATCTCGTCCGGTGTGGACCGATTTTGAGATAAAGTTTGGGGATGAATGAGCCATGGCGAAATCAGGACGTAAACAACAACGTGAGCAACAAAGGGGGAAATAAATGTCTACACCAACAGCCTTCCGTAAAATCATACGGGCGGCGTATTACAACCCACATAGTCTCCCAAAGCGCATGGCTGAGATGGAGCTAGCCCTGAATCGTGAGCTCGAGACAACGGATGTGCTCGATTTGGTGACAATGTTGGATGTGGTTGAAGAAGAAACAGCCCGGTACCTTCGACAAACTGAGGCCAGAGAACAGAATTCTGAAGGCCCAACCCGTCAAACCGTTCGTAAACTTCGTGAAGATCCTGTCGTCTTGCTTAAATCTAGGGGAACGATCAGCAAGGATGACGAAGTAACTATTCAAGAAATCCGAGAAATCCGTTTTAAGCTCGCCATGGGCCTTTCATCTGGAGGTGGGGAAATCGGAGATCGCGTTGATACCAGCCGAAAGACCTTCGTTCATCCGATTGAACGCCTGACGAAGCGACAGGCTGATATCTATGATCGTGTTTACAAGCCGTGGGCCAAAAAAAGCAGCAAAACAGGCATTCGCACCGGCAAGAAGAGGCGAGAACTCGGCATAACTCCATTTGGCCTTGTCATTGCCGTGATTGAGGATGGCGTGCCGCTGGCCCGGCTGGAAAAATACCATCGTGTTAAACACGGCGTCTTGTCAGGTCCGCTCAAATTAACAATTCAAGACTTTGGCGATCGGCTTGGGAAGTCTGTGAGCGAAGGTTGTGTGGAGCGGAGGAAAGAGGGATGAGAAAATATCAAGGGTTTTGTCCTAAGATTAATGATGTACAAAAACATACGGAACGAATCTTTTAAAATAAACGGGGAACACCACTTGACGTGGGGAGCGACTTAGGGTACTAAAAATATAGATACGAAATTGCGCCCCGGTCCTTCCGAGGGCGTTTTTTCGTGGGAAATCATAGAATTTAAGCAGATGTACGATATCACCGTACATTTGTCCGGATGTTTCAGTTATGCATTCGTTAGAGAGGTCTTATGGCCAAGAGAGCAGCCCCAAAGACAAAGGCCAAAGCAAAAAAAACAGGGCGTCCAAGCTTATACTCTCAGGAAATTGCAGATATTATTTGTAGCAAGATAGCTGGAGGTAAAAGCCTCAGGTCTATTTGTAGTGTTGGTAAAATACCATCCATTGAAACTGTCCGGCGATGGTTATCCAGTCGTGAAAAGGCTGATTTTTGTGCACAGTACATGCGTGCGCGCGAGGAGCAGGCTGATTATTATGCTGATGAGATCATCGAAATTGCAGACACAGAAGGTGATTCAAATAAGGCCCGTGTGCGGATTGATGCACGAAAATGGGTAGCATCTAAACTGAAACCCAAAAAGTACGGTGATAAACAACATCTCGAAGTGTCAGGTGAGCTAGCTATCGATAAGCTAAGCGACGTTGAACTGAAGCAACAATTGAAGTCGCTCATGGACAAGGCAATGGAGAATGATCCTGTCTGAGATTGACCTGTCGAGGCTATCTCGCGAAGAACAAGAAAAAATGATGATGCTCATCGAGAGTGAGCAGAGACGCGCAAATAAAAGGAAGCTCCAAGGCTATCAGAGCGACTATTTTGGGTGGCTTCAGGAGCCCTACAGACCATACGAAAAACAGAAAGCATTTCATGCTGCTGGAGCTGTGCATAATGAACGCTTGTTTATGGCTGGAAATCAGTTGGGAAAAACCATGTCTGGTGGAAATGAATGGGCCATCCACTTAACGGGTCGTTATCCCGACTGGTGGGAAGGGATGGAATTCAAGAAGCCCGTAAAATTTTGGGCCTCCGGAGAATCGGGTGAAAGCACACGGGACAATCCACAAAATATTCTCGTTGGGCCTCCTGAGACTGAAGAAGCTTGGGGTACTGGTACAATTCCAGGTGATGCTTTAGTTGGCTACAACCGAGCAAGAGGTGTCCCCAATTTACTTGATAGCATCACCATTCGTCATGGGGGCGGGGGAGATGTCCAGGCTGGTCGATCAAGGCTTTTGTTCAAATCGTATGAAAAAGGCCGTAGAAAATGGCAAGGACCAACGATTGACGGTGTTTGGTTTGATGAAGAGCCACCCATGGATATTTATTCAGAAGGCCGGACACGAACACAAAGAGGCCAGTCGGGTATTTTTACAATGGTGACATTCACTCCATTGCAAGGGTGGTCTGATGTTGTGCGGACGTTCCTTTCTGAAGATGAAGTGGACACGATGAAGTGAGCAGACACATTACGAGAATGACCATTCATGATGTTGATCACTACACAGATGAAGAACGTAAGACCATTATTGACAGTTACCCGCCTCATGAGCGCGATGCCCGGTCTAAAGGCATTCCAACTTTGGGTGCGGGGGTCATTTATCCAGTATCTGAAGATGATATAACCTGTGCGCCCTTTAAAATACCGGGTTATTGGCCCAAAGTTTATGGGATGGATGTTGGTTGGAACAGAACGGCAGCTATTTGGGCCGCTTGGGATCGTGATGTGGATGTTGTTTACATCTTCACGGAACATTACAGAGGACAGGCTGAGCCAAGTATTCATGCCGATGCCATTAAGGCGCGTGGAAATTGGATACCCGGCGTTATTGATCCGGCGTCAAGAGGTCGGAGCCAAAGTGACGGGAAGCAATTACTGGCAACATACCGAGACCTTGGCCTTCATGTGGAGGTTGCTGATAACTCTGTCGAGGCTGGAATTTATAAGGTATGGCAAAGGTTATCGACCGGAAGGCTTAAAATTTTTTCGACGTGTCAAAGCTGGATTACTGAATTTCGTCAATATCACCGAAACGCTAAAGGCGCGATCGTTAAAGAACGCGACCACTTGCTGGATGCAACGCGCTATCTGGTTATGTCTGGCCTTGATAGGGCAATTGTTCAACCAATTCAGAAAACAACAGGATCGACCCTGCCTCAATCGGCGGGCGATAGCACTATAGGGTATTGATTACATGGATTATACGATTGAACAAAGGCATGATGAGTCTGGGAAAGACAGCCAGAACGATCCATCTGATCAAATGAGTGCCATTGTTGGGCGTTTGGAAGAGCTGGCTCGCGAGCAGGTTTCAAAGAAAGTTCACATTGAAGACCGTTGGTATGACGATATCCGTCAGTTTTATGGTCAATATGACCCGACAACCCTTGCAAAACTAAAGGCCGCGAACAAATCTAAGGCTTATATCAAGTTGACGCGGTCAAAAACCAACACGTTTAGAGCTCGTTTGTCGGATATGTTATTCCCAACGGATGATAAAAACTGGGGCATTCGACCAACACCAGTGCCAGAACTGTCCTCTAAGGCGGCTGATAAGCCGGATATGAGCGGCTTTCAAGACGGTGAAGAAATTCCGGCCGATGTTGCCGAACCGTTTAACGAAGCTCAGAAAGCTTATGATGAGATGAGTGAGGCGCGGAAACGTTCTGCGGCAATGCAAGACGAGATCGAGGACCAGCTTCGAGAATCAAAATATAATATTCAGTGCCGAAGCAGCCTAAAGGACGCCTGCAAATTAGGCACTGCAGTTATGAAAGGCCCGATAGCCGGGGGGCGGTCAAGACGGTCTTGGCAAACACAATATGAGGCCGGTGAAGACGAAGAAAATAATCCACCAACCCATGTGCTCAAAGATGTCGAGAGTAATAGACCGGAATATACCAGAGTTGATCCTTGGTGTTATTTCCCTGATATGAGTTCAAGAACACCAGAAGAGGCGGAGTTTGAATTTGAACGGCATTTGCCGAACAAAAAGCAATTGCGCAAAATGGCCCAAAAACCGGGGTTCAGTAAAACGGCTATTCGGGAAATCCTTAAAGAAGATCCGAGTGAGGCGCTGCCTACATATGAAACAACTCTTCGAGATATAACGGGTAGTGGCCAGGAAAGTTTAGGCAAGCGTTATCATGTTTGGGAATATCACGGTCCTATCACAAAATCAGAAATGCGTACCATCTGCGAATGCATGGATGCAAAGGACCTGATTGAAGAACAGGAAGAAGACGAAGATCCTCTTGAAGATGCTGATGTTGTGATTTTCTTTTGCCAAGGGAAAGTTCTTAAGGTTGGCATTCATCACTTGGATAGCGGTGATTCACTTTATTCAGTTTTCAATCTTGAAAAGGATGATACGTCGCAATTTGGATACGGCATCCCCTTCTTGATGAGAGACAGTAACCGGGCCCTAAATGCTGCTTGGCGCATGCTATTGGACAATGCCGGGCTTTCAACAGGGCCGCAAATTGTTGTGGATCAAGGAAAGATTGAGCCCGCCGATGGGTCTTGGGAGATCACACCAAAGAAGGTCTGGATTAAAAATAAAAGCGAAGGGTCTGTGAGAGATGCCTTTGCCGTTTACCATATTGATTCACGTCAGAATGAATTGGCTAATATCATTGAAATGGCGAAGAGATTTGCGGATGAAGAAACAAGTCTTCCCATGATTGCTCAGGGCGAGCAAGGATCACATGTTACGCAAACGCAAGGCGGGATGGCGATGCTTATGAACGCTGCAAATGTCGTGTTTAGAGACGTAGTGCATAACTTTGATGATGATATGACCACGCCAAATATTTGCCGCATATATGACTGGAACATGCAATTTAGTAAAAAAGAACACATCAAAGGTGATTTTGACGTGGATGCGCGGGGGTCCAGTGTGTTGTTGGTTCGTGAAGTGCAAGCTCAGAACCTTATGGCCATGGCGATGAACTTTTCCGCACACCCCGTTCTTGGCCCTTTGACTAAAATTGCCCCTCTTTATCGCAAGTTGGTTCAAGCGCACATGCTTTCGGTGGATGAGATTGTCTATACCGACAACGAAATCAAGGAAATGACGGCCAAACAGAACGATGGGAAAGGTCAAGAGCCCTCTCTTGAACAGGTGAAGCTGGAAGGGCAAATGGAGTTAATAAAACTTGAGCATGATCAAAAGAAAGAACTAGCATCAATAGAGCGAGACACAGCTTTGATTGTTCTTGCTCAAAAACAGGACATGGACATTCAGACTTTGAGAGAAAAACTTGGGTCTAAAGAACGAATATTTGCCTCTGAAGCGGCCATTAAAGAACGCTTTGGCCAAGGACTATAAGGATGCCCAAGATCGATGCCCGTTCCTCTACATGGCTGGCGATCGAGAAATGGACGAATGAACAAATAGAAATCAAACGTGATGCCTTGGAAGCACCGGGGTATGGCGATGAGAGCACAGCATTAAAACGCGGATATATCGAATGTCTGCGGGATGTTCTTGAGCTCGCACAAGCCAAACAAGCCCCCAAGGTTGAAACCGTTACTTACGACTAATCAATAAAAAGAATTTAGCCACCCGAGTGCATTGTGTGCTGGGGCCGCTAGGTATGTGTGGAGCCACCTCCCCCATGGAACTTGACGATCAACAGCACCAAGATGCACCAAAAGAAGCTGAAGCCTCTTCTGATGAAAGTTTAGAAGCCGCCGACGATGAAAGCACTTATGAAGAATCCTTTCAACATTTTGTAGAAGGACCTGCGTCATCAGACTCTGATGATCATGAGCCTGAAACAGATGAAGGTCAGGGTGTTCGTGAAGGTGGTGACGCGGAGCTTGAAGACGATCAAGAGTACGGTGACGAAAGCTCTAACAATAACGATCAAAACGATATTTGGACCGATGTCCCCGTGGAAGCTCATGAAGCTTACAAAGCCGAACGAGAACGCGCCGACAAACTGGAACATGCAAATAAATCTGAGACAGGTCGCGTTAGCGGTCTCCGAAGGACTATTTCGAATCTTCAAGCACAATTAGCCACCGCTCCAAAGGCGGATGCTAAGGGCAATGCCGATGGCCAGGGCGGCGTCAGCGATGAAGAAGCGAAAAAGTTCCGTTCGGAGTACCCCGAAATCGCTGGTCCAGTCGAAAAAATGATGACTGTTATACGGAAAGAAAACGAAGGACTGCGAACACAAGTAGCCTCTCATGATACGGATCGGCATATCGCCGGGTTGGAACGTGAAGCCGAAGCCCTGACACAGTCTCATGAAGACTGGGAAACGGTTGTTGTTTCTGAAGGTTTTGGACATTGGCTTACACAACAACCCCAATACGTTCAAGAAGCCGCTATGCGTAATGGCAATGACATCGTTAATTCTGAAGAAGCCGGTGACATTATCGCCCGCTTTAAATCCCAGACAGGCCGTCAGCAACCTGAATCGTCGGACACTGCAAATGCAGAGAAGGCAAAACGCAATATTGCGGGCAAACGAAAGCGTCAACTTGACTCCGCCGCAACTATCCCAAGTAGAACCTTGGGCGCAGGAAGTGGGCCACCGGATGACTTTGATTCTGCCTTTCAACACTTTGCCAGCAAAAGTTAGGAAAACCTGAAGAATGGCTACAACTAAATATGCTGATATTAATCAGCGCACTGCGGCATGGGCAGCAAGTAAAATGCTTTCTCATGCCGAACCCGTGCTTATTTTGCAAAAATTTGCCTTGTCCAAACCATTGCCTAAGCGCACTGCGGATACGGTTAAATTTCGTCGTCCTATTCCGTTTGCTGCTGCCACCATACCATTGGTGGAAGGTGTAACGCCTTCATCTCAAAAAATGAGATATGAAGATGTTATAGTGCAATTGAAAACTTACGGGCGTCCGATTGAAATTTCCGACGTTATTGAAGATATGGCGGAAGACCCTGTTTTAAGTGATGCCGCAATGCTCGCCGGTGAACAGGCTGCGGAAACCGTTGAAGCAGTCACTTATGGCGTTGTGAAGGGTGGCACATCTGTTTTTTACGCCAACGGCATAACGCGCGGTGGGATTAACACAACGATCTCTCTTAACAAGCAGCGTTCGGTCGTTCGCTCTTTGAAAGCTCAAAAAGCAAAGCCAATTACGAAAATTCTTGATAGTTCGGTGAATTACAATACCAAGGCTATTGAGGCTTCTTATATCGCTGTTGCGCATACGGATATGGAATCTGATATTCGTGGATTGGCTGGATTTACGCCAGTTGCCCAATACGGAAGCCGTAAAGTCATTTGTCCTGAAGAATGTGGGTCTGTTGAAAATGTTCGTTACATTTTGTCGCCAGACTTGGACCCATTCCAAGCCGCAGGTTCAGCGATATTGAACAATATGGTGGCAGATAATGCCGTCAACGTTGATGTTTATCCTGTTCTATTCTTTGGGCGGGAAGCTTTTGGTGTCGTTCCTCTTAAGGGGTCTAACGCCATTACGCCTCGGGTCATTAATCCAGACACAATCGATAAGTCTGATCCTATGGGACAACGTGGTTTCGTTTCATGGAAAACGCACTTTGCAGCGGTGATCTTGAACGAAAACTGGATAGCTCGTCTCGAATGCGCGGCCACCAACCTCTAGAACTTAATGCACAGACGAAATGAAAGAGGGGCTTCTGCCTCTCTTTCTCGTTTGAGCCAAATAAAGGACAAGAACATGAAACAAACAGTCATTGGAACCGTTGTGGGAACCGGGAATTTGCTCACTATCTCGCTAGGGTTTCAACCCGACTATGTTGAAATCATCAACGTTACGAGTGCATTAGGTTTTGAAAAAGCAGAATGGATTACAGGTATGGCTGATCTATCTGCTTACAAGACGATTGCAACGGGTGTTCGTACAAAACTCACGACAACAGGTATCGGTATGTATACCGGAACCGCAGGGGTCAACAACGAAGGCTTCACCATTGGTGCTGATGCCGATCTGAACGTTTTAGGTGAAACAATCTCATATCGCGCAGTTCGAAATTAAGAACTGTGTATCGCAAAGAAGGGCGGGGCTTCGGTCTCGCCTTTTTAAACAAACACAAAAGGAATTTCCAAAATGACCAGCTCAGAAACATCAGAAGAAGCTGAAGTTGAAATCGAAGGAAGCCCTATCACGGTTCTCATTATTGACTGTAACGGCAAAGACAGTGCCACGCTAAACGTCAATGGCCAAAAACTTAAATTGAAGAATGGTCAAGAAGTCGAAGTACGCGGGCATTTCCAAGATGCACTTGAAAATTCAGGTATCACCAGTGAATTGGTTGCATCCGAAAAAGATGTTGATGTTTATGCCAACATTCTTGACGGGACCATTGCAGAAATAGCTGATGCGATCACCGGTTTAAATGAAGCTGAACTTAATGAACTTCTTACGAATGAAGAATCTGGAAAGACTCGAAAAGGTGTTGTTGAAGCCATTTCAGGTGCTCTGAAAACCCTCTAAGGGCCTTACCTCTTGCCTCCCCATAAAAGGACGAAAAACATGAAACAGATACCCCTCGTTGACGCAACAGAAGATCAATTGCGTAAATTTGCCATTGAAGTTTTGGGTTTAGATATTCATCACATGGCAAAGTCTGAATCCATCACGGCAAAAATTAATCAAGTTTGGGATAAAGATACAATTGCTGTTGAAGAAGAAAATCAAACGATTACAGCGGCGCCAGGCACGGCCCCTCCAAACCCCAATCTTGATGATAAAGTGTCTATTTCAGAAAAACCGACTGCAGGAATCCTTATTTCGAGCAGCAAGCTGGACCCTAAAGTCCATTTAGAACTTAATCGTTCTGATGATAAAGGTGGGGATCGTGCTGTCCCTCTTAATGTGAACGGCAAGACGATGCTTATTCCACGCGGTGAGGCCTGTAATGTCCCGTACCGTTATTATTTGGTTTTGGTCAATGCTGTTCGAACTGTTTATGAACAAATGGACGATGGCGAGCTTGCCCCTCGTGAAGTCCCAGCATATCCATTTCGTGTGATTACCATGCCTGATCAGGCTGAGATCGATGCATGGGAAGCCGCGCAAGCTAAACTATCAGCAGAAGCAGCTTAAATCATGTCAATTTTTCTTGAGCTTTGCCAGGACGTAGCGCGGGAAAGTCGCACTGTGTCTGGGACGTGCCCTGTAGTTGTAACAAATCAAAGCGGTCGCTTGCTCAATATTGTCAACTGGACAATTAAAGCTTGGGAAGACATTCAACAGTCCCGAAATGCTTGGCTTTGGATGCGTAAAGAGTTCACAGGAATGACGTCTTCTGGAACGGCTAGATACACAGACGCTTCTTGGAATATCACAGATTTCGCGCGTTGGATCACTGATCCAGAGGCTATTACCCTTTATGATCAATCAACGGGCGTTTCTGATGAAGGCACGTTACGTGATATTACCTGGGCTGAATGGCGCCGGAGATATGGACGTGGCGTTCAGACAAATAATAAACCTTCAGAATATGCGGTTTCTCCTCAAATGGAGTTCTGTCTGGGGGGTATCCCCGATGGCGTCTATGTGGTGAACGGTGAATATTATAAAACAGCGCAAAAATTAACCGATAACGCTGATATTCCAGAGCTTCCTATAAGATTTCATCAAGTCATTGTCCACCGGGCTTTGATGTATTTGACAGAAAGTGATGAAAACGGTGTTGGTTATGCAGCCGCCAAGGATCACTTCACATCTATGATGAGAGAACTTGAACGAGATCAACTCCCTCAAATTAGCCTTGGTGGGGGGCCGCTCGCATGAGCCTGACCCCGCACTCCTTTATGCTAGGTGGTGGGTTGGACTTGGTAACGCCTGCTTTGGCTTTACCTCAAGGCCGGGTGATTGGCTCAAAGAATTATGAGCCAGTTCCGGCTGGTTATAAACGTCTCCATGGTTTTGAGCGTTATGATGGACACCCCGAGCCTCACAAAGCTTCGTATTGGGTCCTGAAATTTGATGCGGGGTCTGTAGCAATTATAAAAGGCCAACAGGTCAATGGATCAATATCCACGGCAACTGGACAGGCGTTGATCGACGCCGTTGTTACTTCTGGAGCCTATGGTACGTCTGATGCGGCGGGTTACTTGGTTCTCACAGGTGTAACCGGAGCCTTTCAAGATAACGAAAACTTACAAGTTAGTTCCATAACCAAGGCTGTGGTGAGTGGCATAGCAATATCAACCGGTGCATCCAATGACACGGACCATAATGCGTGGCTTCAAGGTACAATTGAAACCGCCAGAGCCGATATAGCAATAGTGCCGGGTTCTGGGGCCATGAGAGGGGTCTGGCGTTATAAAGGTAAGACGTATGCCTTTCGGGACAATGCCGGGGCTATTGCATGCGTTATGCATGTTGAGAGCGCAACTGGTTGGACTATATGTGATTTAGGACACGTCATATACTTCAATGCAGGCACCCTTGGGTTCAAAGAAGAAGAAACCCTAACGGGAGGAATTTCAGCAGCTACGGCGATCATCAAACGAGTTATTGTCCAGTCTGGAGACTGGAGCACAAATGATGCGGCGGGGTATCTGGTGCTTTATTCGGTCACGGGGACGTTCCAGGCAGAAACGATAACAAGCACGTCAGGCAGTGCAACATCAACAGGAGCAAATACAGCCAATACGTTTCAGCCAGGTGGACATTTTGAATTCAGAAACAATAATTTTTATGGAGCAACCAACCTCAAGCGCATGTATGGCGTTGATGGCGTGTCTAAAGGATTTGAATGGGATGGAAGTGTTTTTGTTCCCATTGACACCGGAATGACGGTTGATACACCAAACCACTTAACCATTCACAAAAAACACTTATTTTATAGTTTTCGGGGCGGGTCGGTTCAACATTCTGGAACTGGCATACAATATTCATGGACGCCATTGCTTGGAGCTTCTGAAATTGGTGTTGGTGACGATATAACAGGTTTTCTTGTCTATGCAGGTGTGCTGTTGGTCTATTCCCGCAATCGTCTTGATGTTTTGTACGGGACAAGTTCCGCAGACTGGAGCATGAGTACAATTAGCGAAGAAGCCGGTGCTTACGAATGGACGGTCCAAAAGGTGATTAATCCTGTTCACCTTGATGTGAACGGTATTGCAGATTTTCAATCTACACAAAAATTTGGCGATTTTAAAAACGGACGTTTGTCTTATCTGATTGATCCGTGGATTCAACGCGAAAAGAAAGAAGGCGCCAAAGTCACGACATCGATCCGCATTAAGGAAAAAAACCAATACCGATTATTCTTTGATGATGGAGATGCAATTGTCATGGATATGTCCAAGAAAACCCCTGAGTTTTTAGTTTTGGTTTATGGCAAAGTATTTCGTTGCGCATGCTCGGTCGAAGACAGTGACGGCACTGAATACGTTTTCTTCGGCTCCGATGATGGACACGTCTATCGTCTTGATGTCGGAACATCATTTGATGGTGTTGCAATGGAATATTACATCCGTTTGCCATTCACGCATTTAGGTGCGCCTTCTCATAACAAGCAGTTTTTCGGTGCGATTATCGAGGCTGACGCAGCTCCAAATACAATATTGAAAGCTTCAGCAGAGTTTTCCTATGGAAGCCCTGATTCTCAGGCCCAAGTTGAGAAAACCATGACCGTTGCCGGAAGTGGTGGGTTTTGGGCGGAAGGTTATTGGGCTGAATTCTATTGGGGTGCGCAGGCCGAAGGGCAAGCTAAAGCAGATATAGATGGGGCAGGCACAAATATCAGTTTGGCTATTGCGGGAAGCTCTACGTATGAAGAACCTCATACTCTTCATAGCATAACAATTTTTTACAGCAAACGCGGTCTGGCAAAGTTCGGAGTCTAGAAAAATGGGAAATAATTTTTTTACGCATACTAATAACGTTGTCGATCACACAATGGCTCGTGGGTCGGATATAAATGATATCGCACAAAGTATTGAGGCGGGATTTGACAAGCTGCCAACTGATGTTGAATTAAAAGAAGGCCGTGTCACTTATTCGACAGACACTGGCGCAGCCAATGCTTATATTGTTGCTCTCCCTCACATCATTACAGCCTATACAGAAGGGCTTCGCATTCATTTTAAAGCTCTAAACGCCAATACAGGCTCTTCAACAATTAACGTTGATGGAGTAGGAGCTGTTACAATCAAAGCTCAATCAGGGGCCAACCTTTCGGTAGGAGATATCGTTTCTGGGATCAATGAAGTCACATATAACGGAACAGATTTCACTTTGACGTCTATGTCAGGAAGTGTTGTTTCAGGAGCAACAACCCAAGTTAGGTATGCAATGGAATGGGGGACAAACGCAGAAAATAGCCTGATCAGTACAGCAGCAGGTGGAGACGGTTCTACCGATTATTCAGCCCTTCACCATGCCAATAAAGCATCAGCGAGTTCAACAGCATCTGGAACGGCACAAACCGGGGCCGAAACGGCTCAAACCCATGCAACGACACAGGCCGGGATTGCCACCACCAAAGCCATTGAGGCGGCGGGGAGTGCCGCGACGGCCTTAGCTGCAACGGTCGGAAAGTACGACACCAAGATTGCGATCTCAAGCGTGGACAGCCCCTACACGGTCGCATCCATGACGGTTGACACGTTGCTGAACGTGAACACAACAGGCGGCAATGTGATTGTGAATTTGCCAGCATCCAGTGGTGAAGCCGATAATCGCTTGCTTGGCATTAACAAGATTGGGGCAATCAACACGGTAACGATTAACCCGAATGGAACGGATACCATTGGCGGGGCGACTTCATTTACACAATATGACGACACCGAATGGGCCGATCTCTATTTGGATAAGGCTAGGGCTGATTGGTTGTTGGGGAATTTGTCGTACACGAACGCTGGACCGGGCCTT